CTTGGTGAACTTGGTGGTCTATGGAAAAATGTTGCTGGTCGTTATGAAATGAACGGCAAGAAAGTATATGCTAAAGAAATATATAAGAATCCAGAGAAGTACTTTACACCTGAGGTTATGCAAGCTCTAGATGAGACTGCACAAAAAGAATTTAGCTATGGAGCATAAATCCCTTCCAATATTTCCTATCCCAATTGGGTTATATAATCTTGGAGAGGATGAACATGCTTTGAATGTCAGATTAATAACTGACATATTAACTGAGCAAAGTGAAGATCCTGAAGGTCAAGTTCGCAGTAACATGGGAGGTTGGCATAGTGCAGATTATCAAGAGACCCTCCATAAGGATAGTTTTGGTAGATTAAGTGGTATAATAGAAGAGCAAGCAAATTATTATTGTAAACTTCATGGATACAAGACTGGTTTAACTTGCTCAAATCTTTGGTCAAATGTCAATGAGTCTGGAGATTTTAATCTGAGTCATCATCATGGTGCTTCTGCTTTGACAGGAGTTTACTATCCTGCAGGATCTATTGTTGATGGTAGTGTTCAGTTTAATTACACCAAAGGAGTTTATCTTAAACCAGGTACTTGGGATGGTGAGAATGGAGGATCTATAGTCCTCTATGATCCTGCCTATAGTCAGAAAACTAAACTTGTTAAAGATTGTGACAATCCTAGTCCATATACCTTTGACACATATTATACTTATCCTATAGCAGGATTATTGATCTTATTCCCCTCTTATATTATTCATACTGTCACTCCTTTCAAACAAAATATGAAACGAGTCAGTATATCTTTTGTTTTAAATTATGGAAAAACTTGAACTTACTATCCTTAGTAATCTTATTCACAACGAAGATTACTCTAGGAAAGTTATCCCCTTTATTAAACTTGATTACTTTGATGTAAGAGGGGAGTTGATCATATGTCAAGAGATTATTGATTTTATTGCAGAGTATAACAAAGCTATTACTCCAGAGGTTCTTAGTCTTGAGATTCAAAATAGAGAGGATCTTACAGAGCAAGAGTTTAGAGATACCCAAGAAATTATTTCTAAGTTAAAAAAGAATGATATTAATACTGATTGGTTAGTAGATGCTACAGAGAAATGGTGTAGAGATCGTGCTATATATTTGGCACTGATGTCTTCAATTAAAATAGCAGATGGACAAGATGACAATAAAGGAAGGGATGCTATTCCTAGTATTTTGTCTGATGCTTTGGGTGTGTCTTTCGATAATCATGTAGGTCATGATTACCTTGAAGACTATGAACAAAGATACGAATCATACCATAGAAAAGAAGACAAAATTCCATTTGATTTAGAATTCTTTGATAAGATTACAAAAGGTGGAGTTCCCAATAAAACTCTTAATGTTGCTCTAGCAGGTACTGGTGTGGGTAAGTCTTTATTCATGTGTAGTTTTGCTGCTAGTGTGTTACTCCAAGGTAAGAATGTTTTGTACATTACGATGGAGATGGCTGAAGAGAGAATTGCGGAGCGTATTGATGCAAATCTTTTAGATGTTAATATAAGAGATATTACTGAACTTCCAAGACCAATCTTTGAGAGTAAGGTAACTAATATTGCTAAGAAGACACAAGGTAATCTGATTATTAAGGAGTATCCAACTGCTGCAGCACATGCAGGTCACTTTAAAACTCTTCTTAATGAGTTAGCCTTGAAAAAATCATTCAGACCTGATATAATATTCATAGATTATCTTAATATATGTGCGTCCAGTAGGTACAAAGGAAATGCGTCAGCAAATTCTTACTCGTATATCAAAGCTATTGCGGAAGATCTACGAGGTCTTGCGGTGGAGTATAATTTACCTATTGTCTCTGCTACCCAGACCACTCGTGCTGGTTTTGGTAGTAGTGATGTTGACCTTACTGACACATCTGAATCCTTCGGGTTACCTGCCACTGCTGACCTTATGTTTGCTCTTATTTCTACTGATGAGTTAGAGGGATTGAATCAGATTATGGTTAAGCAATTAAAGAATAGATATAATGATCCTACAATGAATAAGAGATTTGTTGTTGGTATTGATAGATCTAAGATGAGATTATATGATTGTAATCAAGATGAAGGTGGTGAGTTGATAGATACTGGTAAGGAAGAAAACGATAGTAAAATTAGTTTTGAAACTATGAAGAATAAATTTGCTAGTTTGCAATTTGATAAATGATAAAATCTTGCAATGACATATGGGCAGAGATAAGCGTTGTCAATAATGCTAAGTGGGAATTTTTATTCTTAGGTAAGAATAATGATATACCAATACTTGTAGCAAAGGATTATTTTAAATTTCCTGATAAGGTTAATGAATTTATATCAAATGGTCATTGGTGGACAAATGGATGTAATAATTTTGAGGCTATTGTTAGACCAGGTAAAAGTTATTATGTTTATCCAGAAATTGTTGATTGGTTTTGTGACCCTTTAATAAATTCAATAAGACCTTTATTTGGTGTCAATCAAATTGGTATTAAAAGTATTAATGGTAATTGTTTCAATGGTGATATGTTAATAAATGATCCTCGTTCTGTGTTTCCTCATACAGATCTTGCTGATATTGATGGTAATATTCATATCGAACAATCTGCTCATGTTGCTTGTAATATTAATCTTACTAAATCTAATAATGTTAAGACTGGATTCTGGTCATTTAAAGGTAAGAAATCATGGATGGATTTTAGTCATAATGATAGAAATGAGGAAGCTAAATTTTTTGAATCTTTAAGAAAATCTCTACCAGATAATGCTAAGTGGTTTCAAATAGATGATTATGATCAATACAAGCTTGAAGAAATTGTAGAAATGAGTTATAATAGTTTCGTAGCCTACCCAACTTGTTTTCTACACAATCCATATATAAAAGAAGATTGGTTCAATGATAGTGATAGAATCACTATTGCTGGATTCTTTGATATTCTTCCGAAGGATTTAGAATTTGAACAAAATGATTTGGGAGATGTATCGTATGCTTGGGAATTTTTTCACCTAGATAAGGTACACAATTTTCATCCTAAAGACACTGTATTAAAGTAAAAGATTATGCCTACTTATTCAGACGCTATTGCTGATGGTGATTTCACTCAACCTCAGATTAACAAAGCAGCACCTAAACTCCAACAAAAACCAAAGCGTCCTAAAGAGTTTTGGGAAGTAGAACCTGGTCAATCTGGGACTGAAGGATGGAGAGATGATCCAGATGATCCAACTGCTGCTCAACTTGGAAGTATTGCAAATCAGAATCCTGATCCAACACCTCCTAGAGCAACAGACCCTACTAGTGTTCAACCTCAACAATCACCAGTACAACCACAACCACCTGTAACTATTACACCTGAGGTTCCTGTTCCTGTTAAGGCTAGAGTAGATAATCCTAAGTGGACTGAGTATACTCAGTTTGTGGATGCTGTAACTAGCAATGAGTCTAAGAACGGAGCACAGTTTATTTCTCGTATAGCACAACTTCAAGGAAGTGGATGTAACATTGAGCGTCTATTGACTGCTGCTGTTGGTATATCTGCAGAAGGTGGTGAGTTCATGGAGATTGTTAAAAAGATTGCTTTCCAAGGTAAGCCTTATGATGAAGCAAACATTAACCATCTAAGGGTTGAACTTGGTGATGTACTATGGTATGTTGCACAAGCATGTATTGCTCTTGATGTATCTCTTGATGATGTCATCGGTCAAAACATTACTAAACTTGCTGCTAGATATCCTGAAGGTACATTTAGTGCATACTTCTCAGAGAATAGACGCATTGATGACCTCTAAATACTTAAAAGGTAAGTATTAACAGTGGCTGCAAAGAGTACAGAAAAGAAGACCTCATTGGAACCCTCTGAGGTCTTTTGTGCTGTTGGATTATTAATGCCCTCTACAAAAATAAGGGAATTAGTTAGGGATAAGACAGGAACTTTATTATTACAATGGGCTGCCGATGCTGGCCAAAAGATAGCAAAAGCAGGTATCACACCTCTTGATCAAAAGTTTGTTGCTATGTTTGCTAGTGCTGGTGATAAGAAATATTTGTCTGATATTAAAAAAAGAGAAGCATTAATTGCTAACATCGTTGCAGGTTTCTCTGCAGCATTAGGTGTTAAAAACTTTATAAAGTTTATGGGTGATAGTATTGATATTGTAAAAAAGGTTTATCTAACTGGTGCAACTTGGCCATCAGATGTGAATGATTTTAGATTACAGAGTGAGGATACAGGGTTTGATTATAACTCTTCTGATATGGTATGTAAGATTAACAGTCAAACTTTCTATGGTATCTCTCTTAAGAAAAAGAAGAATGTTAAAGGTGCTGATCCCACTCTTATAAACAAAGCATACTC